AGTTAAAGTATCTGGACGGAACCATCAAATCAATCATGAAAAGAATTCCAATGCACGAACCTTGGGTATTGCATGAGAACTTTTCCCCTGCTCTTCAAAAGGAAGAGTTTACTGACAGGGAACTAGAAGGGAACTAGAGGAGTAGGACTATGAAGAAGATATACAATCAAAAGGCAGTGGCAGTTAACAAGGCAAGCGTTGGAGCAGAAGGATCAAACACTTTTACCTATAGAGGATTTAATTCAAAAAACAAGGCAAATGGATTTAAGTTATACGATATTGACCTGGTAAAACAGGATATTATTAATCATTTCTACATAAGAAAGGGTGAGAAATTAGAAAATCCTTCTTTCGGAACCATAATATGGGACATGATATTTGAACAGTTTACTGAGGAAGTAAAAACCATGATAGCCAAGGACGTGGAAACCATAATAAACTACGATCCTAGGGTAGTTGTGCAGAATGTAAGCGTTGATAGCACGGAACAGGGCATGCGAATAGAAGCAGAAGTGGTATATGTGCCTTTTAATGTAAGTGAAAACATGACGTTTAACTTTGACAGAAATAACTCCGTTATAAACTAAGCAGTTTATTACAAGGGCTAAATATTACAATAGGACATTAATTAATGAGCACAACGTCAAGACAGAACAATTTAATACTTAATCAGGACTGGACAAGAATATATCAGACCTTTAAAAATGCTGATTTCAAATCCTACGATTTTGAAAATATTCGTAGGGTGATTATCTCTTATCTTAGAGAAAACTATCCTGAAGATTTCAACGATTACATTGAGAGTTCTGAATACATGGCGCTGGTTGACGCAGTTGCGTTCCTTGGACAGAGCCTAAGTTTTAGGCTTGATTTAGCCAGTAGAGAAAACTTTTTAGAGTTAGCAGAGCGAAAGGAAAGCGTTCTACGAATTGCCCGCATGCTGTCATACAATGCGAAGAGAAATATTGGTAGCAGTGGACTGCTCAAATTTAATTCGATTAGCACAACCGAACAGATTATCGACAGCAATGGTAGGAATCTAGCACAGCAGACAGTGAAGTGGAACGATCCTACTAACACAAACTGGGCAGAACAATTTATTCTTATTTTGAATACTGCAATGGCAGATAATACCGAGTTTGGTAGAAGTGAAGGCGCCGCATCGATTCAAGGAATACCAACAGAACAGTATAGATTCAGAACAACTTCCACTGACGTTCCATTGTTTACATTTACAAAATCAGTTGCTGGTAGGAATATGGCATTTGAATTAGTAAGCACGGCGTTCAAAGATAGCGAAACAATCTACGAGGAAGCACCTACACCAGGAAATCAACTAGGGTTTGTTTATAGACAGGACGGTAAAGGTCCAGGAAGTGCCAACACAGGCTTTTTCTTACAATTTAAACAAGGAAGTTTAGAATTTGCAGATTTTAGTATCGCTACTCCGACAACAAATGAAACACTTGCTGTTGAAAGTAATAATATCAATAACAATGACGTTTGGTTGTTTAGTTTAAACTCTGCTGGAGGACAAGATAAACAATGGACAAGAGTTGATACACTAACAGGAAATAATATTGCATATAACAGCATCGTAGGAAACATTAAAGATATCTATAGTATTTCCACACAACCTAATGATAAAATTAATTTAGTTTTTGCAGATGGAACTTACGGTAACTTGCCCCAAGGTTCATTTAGAACTTACTACAGAGTAAGTAATGGTTTAGAATATACAATTGCTCCTACAGACATGCGTGGTATATCTATTGATGTAAATTATAGAAACAAATCAGGAATAGCACATACCTTAACTATAAACTTAGGTTTGCAATACACTGTTAACAATGCAGCGGCGACTGAAAGTGTAGATACTATTAGACAGAATGCACCTGCTCTTTATTATACACAAAATAGAATGGTAACAGGTGAAGATTATAATCTAGCACCATTAGCAAGTTCACAAAATATTTTAAAAATTAAAGCAGTTAATAGAACATCAAGCGGTATAAGCAGAAACTACGATATAGTAGATGCTAGTGGAAAATATTCAAGTATAAATGTTTTTGCGGATGATGGATATATCTACAAACAAGACTCTGAAAGAAGTTTATTTTTAAAATTTAGTAGTAAAACTGAAATTATAAATTTTTTAAGACAAAATATAGAAGGAGCATTTAGTGATAAAGATTTATACAATTTCTATATTACAAAATATGAAAGGGTAACTTTCAGTGAACAAACAACAGTTTGGACTGCTGTGACAAATGACTTCAACAGAGGCACTGGATATTTTACAAATACAGTTGATAACAGTTTATTAAAAGTAGGAACCTATTCTACAAGTAGTTTAAAATTCTTGACAGTTGGAAGTTCGATTAAATTTGTGGCGCCTGCGGGTTTCCATTTTATGTCTAACCAAGATAATAAATTAATGGAAGGTCCTGCTAACCATCCAGGTAGTAAAACATATATTTGGACAAAGGTAATTAGCATTGCCGGCGACGGAACAAATGCTGGAAGAGGAGCACTTGCTAGTGGATTAGGACCTATTACATTTAATGAAAATATTCCATCAGGAGCAGTTGCTACTAATATAGTTCCAAAATTTGTAAATGATTTAAACGTTGCTCTCGAAACAGAAATTACTAATTTAATGTTTGCTAATTTAAACTTTGGTCTGAGATATGAAACTAGCGATACGTCTTGGAAAATTATACAAAATCAAAATTTAGATTTAATAAACAATTTTAGTTTAGGTAAGGCTGGAGATTCAACAAATGAAAATCTTGATGCTTCTTGGTTATTTGCATTTGTAAAAGAAAATGATCAATATATTGTTAGAATTAGAACGCTTAATTATGTGTTTGGTAGTGTTGAACAGAATAGATTTTATTTTGATAAAAATGAAAAAGCATATAACAATCTTACTGGTTCGATTGAAAAAGATACAATAAACGTTTTAGGAATAAACAGTCAAACTACGAGCACATCTGCGTTAGGAAGAGATTTTAAATTTCAAATCACTGATACAATTGAATTTGACGATGGCTACGAAAGCAGCAAAGAAATAAAATTAAGTTTCAATGATACAGATAGTGATGGTGTTGTAGATGATCCTGACTCCTTTATACAAGTTGCAGGACAAGATGTTGAAGCAAATTATTTATTTTTTGTAAGAAGCACAGATGAATATGGAACAGACATTTTAAACCTGTTTGATAATACAAATAATATTATATTAATTAGAACCAGAGAATCTCTAATTAATATAAATGATTATGATGATGGTCAATTAATATATTTTAGTGACGTGTCTGAAAATAGGGTAAAGCGTGTAGATAGAAATACAAATACACTTAATCTTGACAGTTCATATGTTGCCTATATTGGTAGAAGAAATTTAAAATTTCAATATACTCATTCTGCGAGCGATGATAGAAGAATTGATCCTAGTGTAACAAATATTGTTGATATATTTTTATTGACAAGAAATTATGATACCGCATATAGAAACTATCTAGCAGGATCAATTACAGAACCAGTTGCTCCAACAACAGACAGCCTTAGAATAGAGTTTGGCGGCAAACTAAATGAAATAAAAACAATTAGCGATGAAATTATATATCATCCTGTAAAATATAAAGTTCTGTTTGGTAGTAAAGCGGCAACAAAGTTACAGGCAGAATTTAAAGTAGTCAAAAATCCAGGTAAGGCAATTAATGACAATAATCTTAAAGTTAGAATAGTAAATGCAATCAATCAATTCTTTGCTATAAGTAATTGGGATTTTGGTGATAGATTTTACCTCAGCGAACTGACAACTTATGTTATTAATTCAGTTTCTCCAGATGTAACTAACTTTGTTATTTTACCTAGATCATCTAATCAAGCATTTGGTAGCCTGTTTGAAATACAGAGCAAACCGGATGAAATATTTGTCAGTGGCGCTACTGTAGATGACGTAAAAATAGTTACTAGTATCACCGCTGCAGAAATTAGAGCCAGCACAGGTTCTATTGAAAGTGATGCATCCTCGAATACGAATACAAGTTCAACAAATTCTAGTTCTACAACTAGTTCATCGAGTTCAAGCAGCGGAGGCTCTAGTTACTAATGGCAGATAAAGTTTATCCAAATAGTCAGTTACCAATTAGAAAAAGTTCTGAGCTTCTTCCTCAAACTTTTAGAACTAAAAATAATGACAAGTTTTTGTCAGGTGTTGTTGATCCTCTAATACAGCCAGGAGCCTTAGATAAATTATCAGGTTACGTTGGTAGAAGATTTGGTAAGACCTTTGACGGTAATGCCGTATATCTAGACACTGATAATACTTTAAGAAGTAGATATCAATTAGAACCAGGCATCACGGTTGAAAATAATCAAGTTGTTACTAAGTTTTATGATTACTTAGACTTAAAAAATATAGAAACCTTTTTTGGTAACACTAACGAAAGAGATGATAAAACTACGTTTCAAGAACACTACAGTTGGAACCCTCCTATTGATTGGGATAAGTTTATCAATTATAGAGAATATTATTGGATACCGGCAGGCCCGCCTACAATATCTATATTCGGGCAGGCCAATACTGTTCAGTCTACTTATAAGGTAAATCAAGGAATAGGTTCATCTTGGGTATTCACACCAGATGGATTAACAAATAATCCTACGATTACTTTATACAGAGGACAAACATATAATTTCAATATTAATTCTCCCGGAGAACCATTTGTTCTTAGAACAAATTATGATACAGGCAGTTTAAATTATGAACCTTTAAAAACTTATTTTCCGGGTGACCTTGCAGTTTATGATGGAAAGTTGTGGCGTGCATTACAAGAAATATCACCGTTAGATGGAAGTAGTATAGATATCAATTCACAAGATTGGGAATTGATCGATAGTTCGGCAAGTTTAAGCAGTTTGATATACAACAATGGTGTTACAAATAACAGCATTGAATCTGGAATACTTAAATTTGAGGTTCCTCAAAATGCTCCAGATGTAATTTATTATCAAAGCGCAACAGATCCAAATAGACTAGGAAGATTTATAATTGCAGATATAGAGTCTAATACAAGTATAAATGTTGAGACAGAAATACTAGGTAAGACTTTTTATACTTCAGCAAATAATATTGAACTGTCAAACGGTATGATAGTTGAGTTTCAAGGGCAGGTTCAATCAGAAAAGTATGCTACTGATACTTGGCTAGTTGAGGGTGTGGGCAAGGCAATTAATTTAATTAGATTTGCAGATTTAATTCCACCATCAATAAGTGTTGATAATCCTGAAATTTTATTTGATAATCAGGGTTTTGATACACAGCCATTTGATGATGCTACACTCTATCCCGGAACTAAGGATTATGTTACAATTAATCGCAGCAGTAAGGATTTAAATCCATGGAGCAGATATAATAGATGGTTTCATAGAAGTGTTTTAGAGTATTCCTATAATTTAAGAAATAGTGATTTCGATGCACTTGAAACTTCAAGAGCAAAGAGACCAATTATCGAATTTCATCCAAATGTAAAACTTTACAAACATGGAACTATTGCAAAAGCCTCTGTTGATTATATAGATGATTACACAACAGACGTATTTTCAACTATTGAAGGAAGCACTGGTTATTCGGTCGACGGCGAGTCATTATTTGAAGGTGCAAGAGTATTGGTCACCGGAGATACAGATAGTTTAGCAAACAATAGAATATATGAAGTTAAGTTTATTGTTCACAATGGAAGAAGACAAATTACCTTGAAGGAAACTGCTGATAGTAATCCTACAATAAACCAATGTGTTTTAGCAAGTCGAGGAACCGTTAATTCTGGAAAGATGTTTTATTTTGATGGAACATCTTGGAATCGTAGTCAGGATAAAACCACAGTTAATCAAGCACCGCTGTTTGATGCATTTGACGAAAACGGAGTAGCACTTGACGACCCACAAACTTATCCTGTAAGTAGTTTTATTGGTAGCAAAATATTCAGTTATAAACAAGGAACTGGCCCTATCGATGCTGAACTAGGTTTTGCTATATCATATCAAAATATTGATAATGTAGGAGATATACAGTTTGATTGGAATTGGGAATCTGAACAGTATTCATACACTATAAATCAACAGTCCTTTACAAATAAGATAAACAAGAATTATTTTAAAGTAAATGATGGTTATGAAAACGGTTGGGTAAAATCAAACTACAAATATCTACAACCAATCGTTGATAGTAAAATAGTAGTAAATGAATCAAACAGTATTGAATTTAATACTGTCGATTTTGCATCTATAAATGAATCTGCTGAAATTATTTTTTATCTAAATGGAAATAAGTTATTAGAAGAATATACAAGAGATAATAATACATTTACATTTTCAACTATATTTAAAACTAATGATGTTATCACCATAAAGATTGTAGATGATATTATTCCAGACAATGGATATTATGAAATTCCAGTAGGCCTAGAAAAGAATCCGTTGAATGAAAATCTTTCAACATTTACTCTAGGGCAAGCAACAGACCATATCAGAACAGGTTTAGAATTTGATAATAGATTTAAAGGAAACCTACCTGGAGTTTCTAATTTAAGAGATATTTCAGATTTTACTATAAACTGTAAAAGATTTTTAAAACATAGTGGTGTTGCAGCATCTGCAACTCTTGTGTTATGCGACAAAGAAATTAATATTGTTAAATCTATTCAAAATGCTAAAAAACAATATTCATTATTCAAAGAAAATTTTATAAAAAAATCTTATGAAATTGATAATACTGATAGTATTCCTGATCTGGTAGATAGTATATTAGAACAATTGAATAAAACCAAAAATTCAAATAGTGCATTTGCAGACAGCGATATGATCGGAACAGGAGCATTTACCAAGATTGAAATCGTCGTTGATGATCCAGGCATTAAAACATTTACACTTAGTGAAACTTTTGATTTGAAGACACTGAGCAGACGTGCGGTATATCTGTATAAAAATGATCAGCAATTATTACACGGTCGAGATTACATATTTGATTCTGAATTTTCTTTTGTTACAGTTACAATTAATTTAGTAGAAGGCGATAGGCTAGAGATAAGAGAATATGTTTCGACAGCATCTTGCCACATACCACCAACACCAACTTCAATAGGATTGTATAAAAAATTTACTCCAATGAAGTTTACAGATGACACTTATAGAGATTCTCAGGAAGTAATTCAGGGTCATGACGGTAGTATCACAATAAGTTATGGAGACTTCAGAGACGATGTGCTACTAGAATTAGAATACAGGATCTATAACAATATAAAACAAGAATATGATCCATCTGTATTTGATATTGATGCAAATCTAGGAGGTTACTATGGCAATTCTGTGTTTACCAAAGCAGAATTTGACAAGGTTGCTAATCAGGAATTTTTGCGTTGGATTGCAAATACAAATTTAGGTTATACTAATAACGAATACTTTAAAGATACTGAAACGTTTACCTATACCTATTCTAATATGACTAGTCCAGACGGACAAGAAAATTTGCCAGGATGGTGGAGAGGAGTTTATCAGTATTTTTATGATACTGACAGGCCACATCGCTGTCCGTGGGAAATGTTAGGCTTTTCAGAGCAACCAACATGGTGGGAAGAAGAATACGGAGCAGCACCTTATACCAGTGGTAACCTAATCCTTTGGGAAGATATTAGGGACGGCATAATCCGTCAGGGTGACAGGAAAGGAACCTACAAGAGATATGCAAGAACATCGATCATGCGTCATTTACCGGTTGATGAACATGGCAATTTATTAAGTCCACTGGACAGCGGATTAGCAGGAAATTTCACACTAACAAATAACAAAGGTAGTTTCAAACTTGGAGATGTTTCACCAACTGAATATGCTTATAGAAGTAGTTCTGAGTTTCCTTTTGTGATTGTTTTAGCATTGTGTTTGCTTAGACCTTTTGAATTTATTATTGCAAATTTTGATAGAAGTAAAACCAAACGCAATATTGCTAATCAAATTATAAGTAAAAATACTGGTGTTTTTATTACTCCTTCGGAAATACAATTACCAATTACAGGACAAACATTTACCAGCGGATTAGCATTTTATCTTTCTAGTTATATTAAATCTCAAGGCAGAAGTGTAACCACCGCGCAGGAAACTCTTAATAATATAAATGTTAGATTAACAAATAGATTAAGTGGGTTTGTTGACAAATCACAGCAAAAATATCTTTTAGATTCTAAGAGTCCGGCTGCATCTAGTTCTAGCATATTCATTCCTCCAGAAAATTATAATATTTTCTTTAATGTTTCAACTCCGATTCAGACAGTAAGTTACAGTGGTATTATATTTGAAAAAACTGAAGGCGGATGGATAGTAAATGGGTATGATGATGTTAACCCATATTTTACCATTTACCAAAGTATTCCTAATCAAAAGGATCCGACTATATCAGTCGGAGGAGTAAGTGCAACATTTGTTAATTGGAGTTCTAACCAATTATATAACAATGGTGCTATAGTTCAATATAGAAACATGTTCTATAGAGCAAAACTAACACACACAAGTGCAGACTCTTTTGAGAATGATAACTGGACCATGTTGCCTGAATTGCCGATTATTGGCGCAGCAACAGCACAGCGTAGAAGAAATTTCAACAGATTCAGAACAATAAATGTTAGTTACGGAACAACATTTAATACAGTCCAAGAAGTAGTTGACTTCCTACTTGGCTATGAAGAATATCTAAAATCACAAGGATTTATATTTGACAATTACAGCAGTGATAATCAAGCAATGCAGGACTTTACAACGTCTGCAAAAGAATTTATGTTCTGGACTCGTAACGAATGGGCAATAGGTTCATTATTAGCAGTAAGTCCTGGTGCAGAACAAATTAAGATTACTGTTCCTGTTGGTGTTGTAGATAATTTATTAGATGGGTTTTACGATTACAACATTCTTACAGATACCGGCGAACCTATGGAAGTAAAGAATTTTGATGTGAACAGAGAATTTCAAACATTTACTTTTAACATAAATGATACTACAAAAGGTTTATTTTATCTTAAATTAAATTATGTTCTTAAAGAGCATGTTGCTATTTTTAATGATAGAACAGTATTCAATGATGTTATATTTGATAAGCCTACAGGATATCGTCAGGAAAGAATTAAGGTAAAAGGATTTAGAACTGTTGATTGGGATGGTGATTATACTTCTCCTGGATTCCTGTTTGACAATGTGAATATAGATGGCTGGCAGCCGTTCAATGATTATAAACTTGGTGATATAATAAACTACCAAGGAGTAAATTATACCAGTAAACGTAACCATACTAGTCTAGAAGAGTTTAATGCTAATAATTGGACGGTGCTAGATTCAACACCGGATAAAAAACTAGTTCCTAACTATGATTTTAAAATTAATCAAATGGAAGATTATTTTGATGTTGATACAGAAGGATTATCACAGAGTCAAAGAGATCTGGCAAGACACACAATTGGGTATCAAACAAGAACCTATTTACAAAATTTAGCAGAAGATGAAGTAACACAGTTTAGATTATATCAAGGTTTCATAAGAGAAAAAGGAACAAATAATTCATTAACAAAGATATTCGATAAGATAGGTAGAACATCGAATATTGGTGTTGATCTAAAAGAAGAATGGGCATTTAAAGTAGGAGAACTTGGAGGAACAGATCAATCTAAGGTATTAGAAATAAAGTTAGATACTGACAATTTTGTAATAAATCCACAGGCGATTATAGTAACAGATGGTAACACCAATACACAAAATACAAATAGATATTATGAAATTAATCAATCTGATTTTGATTATGCTCCGATACCATACACTACAAATATAAATCCTGTTACAAGTGAAAAACAATATTTAAGAACTGCCGGTTATGTAAAGGTAGATCAAACAAAATATATTGTAAAGACTCGTGACGATATTCTTAATATAGATATTAACAATGTTAATAACAACGATCACATATGGATTACTTTTGATAAACAGGATTGGACTGTTTTAAGAGTGAATTTTGTAAATGAACTTCCTATTACAAATTTAACAACAGAAAAAAATGTTGTAACACTTACATTTGGTAAACGACATAACTTATCTGTTGATGATATATTAGGGTTAAAAACATTTGGAGATGTAGACGGGTTTCATAAAATAACAACGGTGACCGAATTTACCTTAACTTTTGAAACCGAAAAGCCACCTGCAGATACAAATTTTGAACCTAGTTCTCTTAACTATCCGATACTTTTAACAAATGCAAGATTTAGCAATTACGATTCTCTAAATTTAGAAACTACAGCATTGTTAGATAAAAAATCTAAGTTGTTTATAGATAACAATAAAAATAATAAATGGGAAGTTGTTGAAAAAAATAAAATATATTCTGCTAAAAAAATAGAAGCATTTGGTAGCACAACACCTAAGCACACAGGTAAAAAAGTTCTTTATTCTGAAGAATTACAACAAACGATAGCATCACTTACTGGTTCAAATATTGTAGTTGTATATGTAGAAACTTCAACAGGATTAGCGGTAAAACAAATACTTGAGCCACTGTCGGGTTTTTCGACTGCTGTTTCAAATACATTTGGAGAGGAACTTGCTATTTCTCCTGACAACACTTGGTTAATAGTTGGTTCACCTAGTGCAAGCGGTGTTACATCTAACTATAAAGGAATTTTTAGCACATATAAAACCTATGCTACGAATGACATAGTTTTATATGAAGGAAATTTATGGAAAGCCAAAAAAACTATCCTAGGAGATGGAAGCTCAATTAATGTTTACACTGAAGATTGGGAACAGGCTTATAATATAGAAGCCATTGAGACCGGAAGTAATTCAGGATACCCGAATCAGGGCATGATAAGCATATACAGATATAGTGCAAGACAATGGAATTATGTAGAAAGTTTTGTAAGTCCAAGACCAGACGGTGACAAATTCTTTGGTAGTAAAGTTAGTTTAGCAAAAACAGCAACAGGTTATACCATGGCTGTAAGTGCCCCAGGAACAAATAATACTAAAGGTAGAGTTTATCTCTACAATTACACAACGGCAGAAGGCTGGCAATTAATACAAAACAAAGATTATAGAGGTTTATACCAGCCAGGCGGCACATTACCGGCAACACAAATATTAGCAGGTAGAACATACACAATTGATACACTAGGAACAACCGATTTTATAACTCACGGTGCGTTGTCAAATACACCCGGACAGGTTTTTGTTGCCACTGATAATGGTGCAGGTAGCGGAACCGTAACAGTTGAAAGTTACTATCCTAAAGGATCAATTGTTTATCATAATGGATACTTGTGGCAAGCACTTGAAGATAACGAAGGTGACGGAAGCACAATAACACTTTTAAGTAATGACTGGATTAGACTGGATGAGGTTAATACCAATGTTTCATTACCAACGAGTGTTAGCATAGAAGATGACGGTTCAACCCTGGCTTCAGGAGTATTATCAGAAGATCAACTTGCTGAAATAGTTAAAGAAGGCGACAAATTTGGTAGTTCCTTAGCATTCAATAGTGATGCATCTACTCTAATAATAGGAGCACAAGAAGCAGATGGTCAATATTTTCCAAATTTCAAAGGTAACTGGCAGGCAAATTTTGAATATGCAGAAAATGATGTTGTAAAATATCAAGGAGGCTATCACAGGTTAGAAAATCTAGGTGCTACAGCAGTCGGTCCAGATAGCACAATTAGAAGTTTTAATCAACCGCCAGATGAAGGTGAACCTTGGGTAAATGTAGGAGATAGTAGTTCAGAGCCTGTTGGTAAGGTATTTGTTTATAATAAAAACGATAAAGGTTTTTATACACTCAAACAAACCATCACTGCTGAGAGCCTATCTGAGATAAGCGATATTGACGATGATGAAACAATTAACACAGGAGACTTGTTTGGTTATGGGGTTGATCTTGACCATACAGGTAACACCTTAGTAATTACAAGTCCTAGGGCTGATAAAAATTTACAGAATCAAGGAAGTGCATATGTGTTTAAGTATGAAACTGATTCGACTGCAAGCCGTTACAGACTGAAACAAAAAATTGAAAGTTACGGAATTTATCCAAATGAATATTTTGGACAATCTGTTTGTATCACTAATAATTCAAGTAAAATTGTTATTGGAGCAAACAATACCGGTTATAGTTTACCGATAAGATTTGATGCTAATAACACTACTTTTGATAATTCTAATACTAAATTTACTACGTATGGAGGTTATAGCGGAGCAGTTTATGTATTTAATTTAAAAGGGTCACGTTATTTACTGACTGAAAAATTAGAAGATGATCTAAGCACAAATGAATCATTTGGTTACAGTGTGTATTGTTCTGATAATGTAATTGTTGTAGGATCTCCTAATTATATAGAGCCTGTTGCACATGGTCCAACATTAGATTTTACTGGTGATGTTACCGGAATGGTAAGATTGTTTAGAAAGGATGCAAATTTAGAAAGTTTAAAAATAATCGGATCCGAACCAGAAAGAATAGATATAAGAAAAATTAAAAGAATAGCCCTTTATAATGAAAGAGGTGATACTAAAATACAAGATATTGAAGTAGTTGATCCTGCGAAACTTAAAATTTTAGCGGCAGCAGAAAAAGAAATAGAATACAAAACACTTTACGATCCTGCAACTTATAATGTAGGAACAGAAGATGTTGTTGTGGATGATACAGTAGCATGGTTTGATAAAAATGTTGGCAAGTTATGGTGGGATATCAGCAAGGCAAAATGGATTGACTATGAGCAAGGTGACACAGCATATAGATTGGCCAACTGGGGATCTCAAGCAGAAGGTTCAACCATTGATGTTTATGAATGGGTTGAGTCTAAACTTTTACCTTCTGAATGGTCAGTTCTTGCAGATACAACTGAAGGCTTGCAGTTAGGTGTATCAGGACAGCCTTTATACAATGATGATACTGTTTACAGCGTAAAAGAATTTTTAAATGTTAACACAGGATTAGTAACTGAAACAAAATATTACTTCTGGGTCAAAAACAAAGTTACAGTTCCAGAAAATATTATTGGTAGATCAATTAGTGCAGGAGAAGTTGCAGCATTAATTAATAATCCGTCAACATTAGGAAATACCTATATAGCTCTTGCTGACAGTAACAAAATATTCTTTTATAATTATACTTCATTGACAAGTGATAATTTAAATATTTTAAATTTAGAATATTATAATTCTATTGTAAACAACAATCAAGCACACTATGAATTTTTACTGTTAACAGAAAACGATGAAAATAGTATACCTAATTTTAAACTTGAAAAGAAATGGATTGATAGTTTAGTTGGTTATGACTTGCAAGGAAATAGAGTTCCAGATCCTAATCTAACTGATAAGCAAAAATACGGTATCCATTTCCGTCCAAGACAAAGCATGTTTGCTAACAGAAAACAAATTTTAGGTCAAACAATTGATCATGTAAACAAGATATTATTGGATCAGGCATTTTCTAATATTATAAATTTTGAAAATTTAAATTTAGTTGATCCAGAACCTGCAAAAGAACTGTATCTGTATGATACTAAAGTTGCTGGAGTTATTGATTTACAAAATGTTGGAACAGTTAGAGTAAAACAGGCAAAACTTTCTGCAAATATAATTAACAATGGAATTTCTTCCATTGATATTATAGATTCGGGATTTGGTTACAAACCTCAAGAATTGTTTGATACAGAAGCGCCTGGGCTATATCCTGGACCAAAAGTAACTATAACCGGCGATGGCCAAGGTGCTGAAGCAATTACGCATATTGATAATCAAGGAAGAATTGTAGAGGTAGTGATTGTAAATAGCGGCAGAAATTATACCAATGCAACACCTATTGTAAGACAGTTTTCAGTATTGGTAGAAAATGATTCAACAGCAAATAATTATTGGTCAATTTATGCATGGGATGATATAAGACAAACGTTTTATAGAAGTGCATCACAGGCATTTGACACTACAAAGTATTGGAATTATAAGGATTGGTGGAAAACAGGATACGGTGAAACTAGCAGAATAACCAAAGAAATTTTAGATGTTTCCGTAGAACCTTCTATTAATTTAGAGTTAGGTGATTTAGTTAGAATAAAAGAATATGGTTCAGGCGGCTGGGCAGTTTTTGAAAAAGTTTCTGAAAGTAGCGATTTGCCATTAGGTAATTATAACTTAGTTGGCAGAAAGAACGGAACAATACAACTTTCGAAAAATCTGTATGATCTAAATGTTTCAGGTGTTGGGTTTGACAACACTGTAAATTTTGATACAGGACTATATGATTTAGAACCAACAACGGAACTACGTAATATTTTTAAAGCCATTAAAGAAAATATATTCCAAGGGGATTATAAAATTGAATGGAATAGAATATTTTTTAATTCTATTAGATACGTATTGCACGAACAAACTTATGTAGACTGGTTATTCAAATCAAGTTTTCTAAAGGCAATACACAATGTCGGAAATTTAAAAGTTGTTCCAAATTATAGTAATGATAACCTAGAAAGTTATCAAAATTATATTGAAGAAGTTAAACCTTATAGAACCACCATTAGAGAGTATATCAGTAGATATAATCAACTTGAAGGAAACGGTGTTGCAGCAAATGATTTTGATTTACCTGCCGTATATTCAACATCTGCTGGTAAGATTATAACTGTAAATGAAAACAGTCCATTAATTTCACAACAACCGTGGAAAACATGGTTTGATAATAGAGGTTATCGTATCACCAATATAGAAGTATCCAGCGCAGGCAGCGGATATACAAGTCCTCCTAAAGTAGTAATAGAAGGAAATGGCTCTGAAGCCAGTGCAGTGGCTTTTATTTCTAGCGGGAAAGTAACTGGTATAAAAATAACCAATAAAGGTAAAGGATACACACAGATACCTAAGATAAGTTTAGTAGGAGGTAATGGTGCTTCAACAGATATTGCGAAGGCTGTTGCCTACCTAGGAGAAGGAAATAGTAGAAGTTTTGAATTAAAGGTTAAATTTGATAGAATCAATAAACAAGGAATATATTCTACATTTAGCGATACTCAAACATTTACGGCAACTGGAACAACGGCAGTATTTGATTTAAAATATGCACCTACAGTTGACAAAACAAAAATTAGCATTACAAAAAATGATCAAACTGTCTTGGGTAGTGATTACAAAGTATCTCTTTTCACTCAAAAAGTAAATGGATATAGTTTAATTCAAGGGAAAATAATATTTAATGTTGCTCCTCAACTAAACGATGTAATAAAAATAATTTATGATAAAAATGATGAATTGTTAGATAGTGTCAATAGAATATCAAAATATTATAATCCATCAGAGGGAATGAAAGGCAACGAACTAGATCAGTTAATGACAGGTATAGATTATGGCGGTGTTCAAGTTCAAGGCACAACATTTGATGTTACTGGAGGCTGGGACGCACTTCCTTGGTTTACAGACAGTTGGGATAGTGTAGAAAGCAGTGCAGATTATTACGTGGTTGCAGACGGAAGCACGAACGAAGTAACACTTCCTTATGTGCCTGCAGATGGACAGGAAATAAACATCTATCTAAAACGTGTCGGTGAAGGAACGCTACCAACAATTGACAATCTACAATACAGCGAAAGCGTGAAGAATCCTCCAGTAGTTAGAATAGATGATCCGTTCTTCTTTGAAGGCAACGATAGTTCAACTAGTGCTAACCCAAATGCACAAATGCCAACGTTTATTGGTGATGGATCAACAAATGTTATTGATGTAGGTTCATACATTACTACAAATGACGGCGACATTTTAATATTCCGTCCTATAGAAAGTGACGGTGCAGTTACAATTACAGATCCTAATATTGTTGATACTAATTTAGGTGGCGGAACATTATCAGCCATAGACGGTGCGTATACAACCGCAACCGGCATGACGGTAGAAGAGATTAAAATAACAGGTGGAAGATTTATAGGTCCTGAACAAGTTCCATCTCCTGAAGAAAATATTCCAGGGCAGGTGTTAGATAATCTAAGTATAAAAGTTTTCCAAACTACGTCCGGCGGAGCAGCACCATTAGAATCGAACGTTATTATTAGTGATGGATCGACATCTATATATGAAATAGGACAAAAAATTATTGAAGATAAATCTGTTCTAGTATATGTTGATGGAATTAAAAAAGTTCTTAATACAGATTATACAGTTGGAGAAAACAATATTGAATTTGTATCAACTCCAGATGCAGATAAAAAAATTGAAATCATCTCAATAGGTATAGGGGGTATTGGATTATTAGACTATCAAGAATTTATAGCAGACGGTGATACTGGACTTTTCCTTACTGATGCACCTTATAATATTACATCTAGTGTATTCGTAACTATTAATGGTGTTGAACAAGATGCTGTGTTCAGCGATAGCACAGACACTGTAGATACCGTTGGTAGAACATTAGTTCAGTTTGGAACAGTGCCTGCTGAAGGAAGTATAATCAAAATAGTTGTTTTCCAGGCAAGTGAAAACGTAGATAGTGGGCAACTTGGGTTAGTAAGAGTTAATAAACAAACAACAACTCTTGGAACCGGCAGAGTTTACGATTTAGATAATTTTGTAAAACTAACAAGAGAAAGTTCGATATCATCTATGGTGGTTGAAATAAATGATGTGAAATTAAAAGGCGTGGATACAGTGTATGCTGTTTATGATGGAGTTACCAATGCGTTCACCCTTGGACAAGATCCACTAGAAGCATCGGGTGCGATTCTTTCAGCCAATATTAAAGTTTTTGTAAACGGTGAACAAAAAACATTTATTCAAGATTATGTATATGACGGAACTACAAAATTATTAACCATTGAAAGTAATGTGTTGACCAAAGGAGATATAATAAAAATAGAAAATGATTTGCGTGCAGAATATTCTATCGTCAACAATAGATTACAGATAGCAGAAAGTGTTAGTTTTAATTCTGGAGATATATTAACAGTAACTTGGTTTAGCGAATATCCGAGTATGGAAATATACAGTGATAGAACAACCGGTGGTAAAGTTAATTACGAATTACCATATAAGCCATTAGGAGTTTCCTATGTATGGGTTTACAAGAATGGAGTTAGATTAATACAAGATCAAGATTATAACATTTCATTACCTAGAGGTGTAATATATTTAGATATAGAAAGCACAGTAGATGACATAATAACAATTACAACCTTTGGAACAGATGTTTATAAATTACCTAGTTCTTACGAAATTAGTAAAGATATGTTAAATGTATATAGATACAATAGATACTCTACTTCTAAGTCAATATATCTAACAAAGGAATTAAATTATTTTGATGACACAATCTCTATTAGTGATGCAAGCCAGTTATCTAATCCTAATAGAAATAGAAATATACCAGGAGTCATTGAAATTAGCGGAGAAAGAATTGAATATCTTCGTAAGACAGGCAACACACTTAGCCAACTTAGAAGAGGAACTAATGGAACTGCTATAAAAGAAACACACTCTATAAACTCCTTAGTTGCAGATATTGGACCAAATGAAGTTATACCGTATAATGATTCACAGGATCGAACAGATTTTGTAAGTGATGGTAGTTCGACACTAATAGGACCTTTGGAATATACACCAGCAAAATCTACGGTAGGAAGATGGGTATCAACAACAATCCCGTCAGAATACGGTAGATGTGATACAATTGAAGTATTTGTTGGTGGTAAGAGATTGCGTAAGACACCTCTTACAGTATACGATGAAAGTTTAGGTCCTGTAAGTCCAGGTGCTGACAGAGAATTAGAGGCAGAATTTGCTGTTGATGGCATTGATCCATATATAAGGCTCACTCAAACGCCACCAGCAGGAACACGTATAACCGTAATTAAAAGGACAGGAAATACATGGTATGATAAAGGAGCATCAAGTGCTACAACCGGCGTTACATTGTTGGAAAACAATACGTCTATAAGTAAGTTCATTGCTGCTAGAACTACCAGTTTACCTGAATAAATACACTATGAAAACTGAAGAGAACAAAATGCCAGATAGCCAAAAAGAAACGCAACAAAATAAAAAACCTCAAGTAAATGAGACTGGAGGGTTTCATTTTGAAGGTCATATTAAGATATTTGATCCGGAAACAGGTGAAGTTTTCCAGGACAAACGCAATGCTATTCATTATGAGAACATGAGTGTTGCTATGGTCCAATCACTGTCAAATCAGGGATTAGGCACAATTTATGAAATGGCGTTTGGATCTGGAGGAACTTCGGTAGACCCTACAGGGTTAATTACATATTTGACTCCTAATACCGTAGGAGTTAATTCAAGTTTATATAATCAAACTTATACTAAAGTTGTAGATCAAAATGCTATTGCTAATGTTGATCCAACAAGAAATAAAATGGAAGTAAGACACATAAGTGGTGCAACATATAGTGACATTATTATTAGTTGTCTTTTAGATTATGGTGAACCAGATGATCAAGAAGCATTTGATAATAGTGTAAATTTAGATGGAAACTTTGTATTTGATGAATTAGGAATTAAATCATATGATCCAACAGGCACTGGTAAATTATTAACGCATGTTATCTTCCATCCTGTGCAAAAATCATTAAACAGATTATTGCAGATCGATTATACGATTAGAATACAAAGTTTAACTGGTTTTAACGAGGGATAATAGATGCCATACATTGTAAATTTTACAGATAAAGATAATAAATCCCCAATAACAGTTTTTGATAATACATCAAGTAATGATACCAGTCTTACATTTCCGGGCAGAAACGTAACAGGCTATGGACAAATCATTGCTGAAAACTTTTTATCACTTTTAGAAAATTTTGCAAGTGCATCACAACCTGTTAATCCAGTTGAGGGGCAATTATGGTATGATACCACAAATGGTGTTTTACAATTATATGATAATACAAGTTGGAAAGCAGCATCAAATATTCAAAAAGGTCCAACTGAGCCCAGTGTCGCAAATTCTAAAGTAGGCGAACTTTGGGTAGATACAACAAATCAACAGTTAAGAATCTATACAGGTAGCAGATGGTTACTTGTTGGCCCTAGTGAAAGTTCTATTGACGGTAAGAGATATGGACCAGCAGTTGAAAAAATTGTTGATCAGGATAACTTTGATCGAAATGTCTTAACATTTTATATTGCCGATACACCAGTAGTCATACTTTCAAGAGATTCATTTACTCCAAAGATTGAAATTAAAGGATTCGATCAAGTTAAATCAGGTATCAACATTGCAACTCCAGCAAACGCAGCAGAAGAAGCAGAATTTGCAAGTATTTTCTTAGGAGGAGAACTTCCTAAACTTATAGGAACTGCCGCTAATGCTGATGCACTGAATGTAGGCGGAATAGAAGTTGCCGCAGGAAAATTTTTAAGAAGTGATACAACAAACACAACAGAACAAGGATTTAATGTAAGAAGCAATACTGGTGTAACAATAGGGGTTGACGGAAATTTCCAGTTGACAACTTCAGCGACAGCGGCAAAGATCTATAATAGTGCTGCGGGTAGCAGTATAGACTTACAGATAAACAGAAACGGTATTCCTGATACAATTCTTAGAGTAATAGATGACAAAGTTGGAATCAATATTGCAGCACCCGATAATGCTTTAGATGTCGGCGGCGACTTTGGTCTAACAGGAAGTATTATTGTATCTGATACTAATGATGCAATTAATCTTTCAACAGGAAGTATACGGACTGAAGGTGGAGTATCAATTAAAAAGACACTTCGTGTTGGTCAAGGTGTTAACGTTACAGGAACAATTACGAGTTCTAATATAGTTCCTGAATCAAACGAAACCTACGATTTAGGTAATGACAGTTTAAGATGGAATAATATTAAGGCTAAAAAAATTATTGCAGATGAAATTGAAGGAACCATCAGCGGAAATATTACAGGTAATGCTAATACAGCAACAAACTTAAAGAATGTAACTAATTTTACAATGGCAGGAGATGTTGTATCAAGCGGATTTACATTTGATGGTATTGGTGATGCTAAAGTATTTAATACACAATTGACAGCAAACATTATTACAGATAAAGATCAGCCACTTCCTAATGTTTCGGGTGTAGATGATCAGATTTTGGTATATAGAGCAAATCCATTAACTGGAAGCGCATCAACTGGTTTGTTGAGACAGACAAGAGATACATTTGTAGGCGATTTAGGAATTCCAATAGGCACCATTTTACCTTATGCAGGCGCAAATGTTCCATATGGTTTCCTATTTTGTGACGGCGGCGAAGTTGAAATAGCAAAATTTAGATCATTGTATGATACAATAGGAACCACGTATAATGGTTCAGCGGCACTTAATGGTGCGGTCGGAAAAACTTTTAGAGTTCCAGACCTAAGAGGTAGATTTGCCCTTGGACGTCATAACATGGACAACAATATTACTGTGCCAAATGACGTAGGGGGTTTTGTTGATAATGGTGGAGGTTCACCAGTTCCGGCACGTATATCAGGAACAGAACCAGAAACACTTGCAGCATCAAGTGGTTCTAGTAACGTTAATTTAACACTATCTAATCTTCCAGAGCATTCACATAGTTTGGTTGCTGATGGCGAACAGTTTTATGGTGTAAGAGTAGATACTGCACCAACAGTTAGTTCAGTTTCAGGAAGAGGTCCAAACAATCCAGGCGAGGCACAATACCTACCAGATACAGGTGGTGTAAAAGTTCCAACTGGAACAACATTAGGATCGCCTGTGGGTATTATGAATCCATACTTAACAATAAATTATATCATAAGATCAGGTCCGCCTGCATTTACAACGACATAGGGATAGAGAATGGCATATCAAGTTAATAAAACAGACGGAACAATTGTAGCAACAGTCGCAGATGGACAAGTCGATACTCTATCAACTGATTTAACTCTAATAGGAAAAAATTATAGTGGATTTGGTGAAGCACTGAATGAAAATTTTGTAAAACTATTAGAGAATTTTTCAAGCACTACACAGCCAACAAATCCAATAAAAGGTCAGATCTGGTTTGATGGAACAGAAAATAAACTTAAAGTTTACAGTGGAACTGCATTTGTTCCAGTAAGTTCTGCAACTATTTCAAACACCCAGCCTTCAACACTTGGGGTTGGGGATTTATGGTTTAATGATACAGATAAACAATTATATTTCTTTGACGGAACAAACACGATATTATTAGGACCAGACTATTCTGAACTACAAGGATTAAGTGGTTTAAGAGTTACAAGCATACTTGATACACTCAATCAGACACGTGTAATTACAAGTTTATATAATAACGGAATACTTTTAGGAATTTTTTCAAAAGATTCATTTACACCTAAGAATGCTATAGAAGGATACACAGGCAGCATTGAGCCAGGATTCAACCAAGGAACACTGGCAGGAATGAAATTTGATGTTACGGCAACAAATGCAGAAAAGTTAGGTGCAGTTGATGCAACAACATATGCAAGAAGAGATACTTCAAATCAGTTTGCAGGACAGATTAGAATAAATTCTGACTTAGGAGTAGTTTTCGGTGCTGGTGACCAAGGTAACTTAACTGTTGATTCTAATGGTAATATATTTTTCTCAAATACAGCGTCAGATAAAACAATAGTTATTAATGTAAGAAAAGGAATTGTTCAAGAAGAAGCAATAAAAGTTGATTCCGCTGATAGAAAATTAAGTTTCTATGAAAATTTTTCAGGGAGCGAAGCAGTATTTGGCGGTGACGTTGAAATCAAGGGTAACACAACTATCAGAGGACAGTTAACCATCGAAGATGGTGACATTCTTTCATTAAACACACAGAACTTAGTAGTTGAAAACAAACAGATTGAACTTGCACAGACAGGAGATGACGCAACTAACTCTGATACAGTAGCAGATGGTGGAGGTATTGTTCTCAAAGGTCCAGCAGGAAATATTGATCACGTATTTTTATGGTCGAATCTAGGATTAGCATCAACACCAAGAACACCAACACTTGCTGCACAGGCGTGGACTTCTTCTGAACACATCAATCTTGCTACAGGAAAAGCATTTAAGATTAATGGTGTTACAGTATTGGACGGAACAAGTTTAGGAGCAGGAATCACTGCCATTCCAGGCGTTACGTCCTTTGGAACACAAAATGTTGTTAACATTGGTGCAACACCTCCTACTGCTGATGCTAAGTTCGAAGTTGACAGTGGAAGTGGTAAACCAAGAATTACAACCATACTTTCTGACAGCGATTTAGAACTAGCACCAGACGGAACGGGTAACGTTGCATTGATAGGCAGTCCTAAGATTACGGGATTAGCAGATCCTACTGATGCACAGGATGCAGCAACTAAAGAATATGTAGATAACGTTGCCGAAACAAGAAGTTTAGCATTTTCTATGGATTTAACAGACGGTAAACCAAATAGTTATATTGCGGGAACAATACTTGCATCTCTTGCTCCTGTTGCAGAGTATAGAAACGGAACATTGGCAAGAATTTTATGCACAACATTGAGCAACTCAACAACCAGTTTAGAAATTAATCCTCTTAGAAGTAGCACAACTGTAGAATTTAATGCTACTGCCGGTGGCTCAGCATTTGGAATAACAGATTTAGCATTTTCAACAGCAACTATCTCGGCACCAACTATTACCACAGTGAGGGTAATCAAGACCTTCCAATTGGTAGCAGGTGCATGGACATTTGTTTCTGAGGTGGCACTACCATAGGATGATTAGGAGCGCAACATGGCATATATAATTAATAAAAGTGACGGAACAGCGTTTACAACGCTACAGGATTCCACCATTGATACTACATCGAGTTTAACACTTGTAGGTAGAAACTATATCGGTTATGGTGAAATACAAAACGAAAACTTTCTGTTCCTGCTTGAAAATTTTGCAAACATCACTGCTCCAGCAAGGCCCGTTAGTGGTCAATTATGGTTTGATACGACCAACAGTGTTTTAAAAGCATATGATGGAACAAAATGGGTAGAAGTGGGTGCGTCTGCAATAAGTGCAGATCCACCACAAGATCCTCCATCAGGAGCATTTTGGTTCAAGACAGGTGCAAACACACTTCACGCATATGATGGAAATAGTTGGGTATTCATAGGCCCTGAAACGGCAGCAGGTTTTGGTGTTACAAGAGCAAGAAGCACCACGCTAGTTTCTGATACATCGGTTGAATATCCAGTTATACTGATTACTGTTGCAGACATTGTTATAGGCATAGTATCGTCTAGTTCATTCACGATTGGATCATCCAATGCAGTAGCAGGATTTACCACGTTGGATGCCGGAATAACTTTAAATTCAAATTATCTTATAAAAGGTAACATAAACGGTAATGCATCAACGGCAACTGCACTTGATAACACAAGATTAATTAATGGCGTTGGCTTTAATGGAACACAAGACATTACTATTACAGCAAACACACAAAACAATCTTCAGACAGGAACTTACCTCATTGGAAATGACTTTGATGGTAGTTCAACTACCGTATGGTCAGTTGACGCTACATCAGCCAATCAAATTGGCAAGATCGTTGCAAGAAATAGCAGTGGAGGTTTTAGCGCAGGTCTAATTACCGCTGATCTAGCAGGAGACGTTACAGGAAATGTTACTGCGGCTTCGGGAACATCAAGATTTGATGTAATTGAAGCAAATAGATTTGTCGGCCAAACACTAACAGGTAATGCATTCAGTGCAACAAAATTAAGAACATCAAGAAATATTAACGGTGTTCCGTTTGACGGACAATCAGATATCACAGTTCCAGCAAGTGCAAGAACACTAACGGATACTGCCCTTGCAGCAAATGTTGTTAGTTCACAATTAGAGTCGGTGGGGCTATTAAACAGATTAGATGTTAATGGTTTGATAACCGTAAGCAGTAATTTTACGATTGGAGCATCTGGCAGCGACACAAATTTAACCGCAACAAGAGTATTACGTTTAACAGCAGATGATGGAACTGACACTTCAGTAGTTGATTTAATTTCACCAGACGTTTCGGTAGCAGCAGGATACGGTTCCAGGGGTGCAATCATTCCTAATGTGGATCAGGATCTTGATCTAGGTAAGAGTGCTAGAAAGTTTGATAATGTTCATGCAAACACATTTGTTGGAGACCTACAGGGCAATGCTGATACAGCCACTTTAGCAACTACCGCTACAAATATCGCGGGCGGAGCCTTAGGCTCTATCGCTTACCAGACTGCGTCTGGAACTACCGCGCTGCTCCCTGCGGGAGCGCCGGATCAGGTTTTAGCATCAAGAGGAACGGTTGCACCGCCAGTATGGGTAGACAATGTTCTTGAATCTGCACAGACAATAAAATTAAAAACATCAAGAACAATAAACGGTGTTGGTTTTGATGGAACTGCAAATATCACAATCGCTGACAATACAAAGGTTGCATTAGCAGGCGACACAATGACAGGGTTCTTAACTCTTCATGCTAATCCTACGGCAAACATGCACGCCACAACAAAACAATATGTTGATAGTCAAATAAGTGTAGCAATCGCAGCAATACCAAATCCATATTGGGCTGGAGCAACAACGTTGGCAAATGTTCAGGCAACTTATTCTTCATTTCCGACCGGAACTCTTGTTTCATTCTGGGACGAAAGATCGTATTCCAGACCTGCTAACTCAAATGGTGGTAGTGTTAGTATTGTTGATAGGTATAGAAGAAAGGTCGAAAAGCAGGCAAATGGCTCATGGATTGATGTAGGATAAATATGGATATGAATAGACAGACAGCACTAGCACAGTTCAATAAACTTAACAAAAAATTTACAACAGTTCTTGGAATGGTGGATGATCAATCTCTGCTCAATCATGATTTATACCTTTATAGAGAAATTGAAATTGATATCGAAAATGAAAATGTCAGAGGCGACTATGACAATTATGAGATTTATGATGTAAATGCTACTCCTCTCATGACAGAGGACGCATTAAACACTCTAGCAAGAACAAGAATTACAGACAAGTATCCATTAGAAAATCAATTAAGCATTTTAGGATCTGCAATTGAAAGATTAGCAGACAATGCCGGAATTGAAGCAGATGAATTAAAAGAAATGAATGATTTTATTGCTGAAGTTAGACGTGCTAACGGCATAAGAAAAGAATACTTTAGAAATAATTCACAGGTAGAATACAAAAGCACTGAAGATGTTGCAGCAGAAATTGCAGAAAAATATGAAGGTGCTATTCAGGAGTATGGTGATGACATACGTGATATCTAAATACTTGGATAAAGACACAGCAGACAGAGTAAGAGAGTATGCTGAGACTCTTGAAGGACCTAGATGGGTTAGAAGATCACAACTTACTCCACCTAGGCAAGTTGATGGCTCATCATGTTCATATGATTTTTGCGGTCACAGTCAAATGCCAGGTCACATAGTAGATTTTTTAAAGTCTATTGCACCGCATTTTGAGGAACATAAACTTGCAGAAATTGCAATCAACAGATATAACATAGGCGATTACCTAGGTAAGCACAAAGACTTTGACTATTATAGAAAAAATTTAGTAATCGCACTGCAAGACAGTGAAGACGGTGTGTTAATTGATGACGAAAATGAATTTATAAAAGATTCTGTCGGGCAAGGAATATGTATCGACGGTATAGGTCCGGTGCACAGTGTAGCACCAGTTAACAATAAAAGATATTCATTAGTTTATCTTTACGAGTAGGAAATTATGGCACATATTTTAAAAACACAATTGAGCGCAGAAAACTTAACAGCACTAGATACTTTAAAAAATAGTGTAAATTTTGCATCAAATACAACTAGATTGGGTGCTAACGGCTATGACAATTTAAGCAAATATGAAGTTTCAAAATGGAAATCTTGGAACAGAACCCAAAGATCTAACTTTAAGTCATATTTTGCTGAAGCCGATATTAATAAAGCAGTAATTGGCTACTTTCTAAAATTTCCTGCAAATACAGGATGTTTAGATACAATGAATACGTGGAACGATGTAAGTGCAGCAGGAACAATTGTTGCATATAGTCTAACAGATAACAATGCTATTACTATTGATGGAACAACAGTAGAGCTAGATAGAGGGGACGGAGTAGAATTTTCTCTTACTAATACACACTCTATAAGCACATCGGGAGCCGAAAGAAACTGGGCATGCTTAATGCTTATGAAGTAAAAAACGATAAATACAACTGAACTAGGAAAAAACAAAATGGCATACCAAGTAGATAAATTTAACGGAACTTTTTTAACATCTGTAGCGGATGGAACTATTGACACTACCACGGATTTAAGATTTGTTGGTAAAAACTATGCTGGCTATGGTGAAGTTCAAAACGAAAATTTTCTTCATCTTCTTGAAAATTTTGCCAACACTACTGCTCCACCAAAAGCAGTTGAAGGCCAAGTTTGGTATGATAGCGGAAACAAAAAATTAAAATTTTATGATGGTGCAAAGTTTAAAAGTGCATCAGGAGCAGAAACTAGTGCTTCAGCACCTGGTGGCTTAGGAACTGGTGATTTTTGGTGGGACACATCTGCAAAACAAATGTATGCATGGGACGGTGGAGCATTTGTTTTAATAGGTCCTGAAGCAAGTCCAGATCTCGGAACTAGTGGAGTTGTAGCACAGGTAGTAAAAGATAGCGGAAATGCTAACCACTCTATTCTAAAAGTATTAGCAGGCGGTAAAACAGTTGCTATTGCTTCTCAAACAGCATTTACATTAAACAGTTCGGTAAACCCAATAGACGACTTCACCTTAATCAAAAAAGGACTTACACTGGCAAACACAGATGCTAATGGTATTAGTGCTGACGATTATGTGTATTGGGGAAGTGCATCTAACTCACTAAGATTAGGCGGTCTATTAGCAAGCGATTATATCACAAAAGGAACAGTTGAATTTTCAAGCACCGTATTTTATGATGATCCTGGATTGAAAATAGGTGATCAACGAGACCTGCATATTTTTATTAACAGTGCTGATGAACCTAGAATAAACAGTCTACTAGGAAATCCTTTAGACTTTGTTATTACTGATGGTGGTATTGATTACAAAACTGCACAGGTTACACTAAGTTCATTTCGTCCAGGCGCAGGTGGAAATTTTGATCTAGGCGAAGCAAGTTATCAATGGAAAGATGTTCATGCACAAACAGTTATTGCAAACTTAACTGGTAACGTTACAGGTAATGTTACAGGCTCTGTAAAAGGAAATGTTTTAGCCAATGATACACAGGTAATGATTGATGCATCAACCAAAGAAATAGGGTATGCAGGAGCAACACTTAGAGGAACGCTGATAGGTAACGTGAGTGGTAACGTAACTGGAACGGCATCTAATGCAAATAATTTAAATAACATTCCTCCCTCAATCACTGTTCCAAGTCCCGTAACAACATCTATTCCTGTTAGAGATTCGAGCGGTAACATAACTGCAAATCAATTTGTGGGAACTGCCGACGAAGCAGACGCATTAGATGTAGATGGAACGTATAGAGTTGCTGATACTGATCCAGTTGCTAATACTATTGCGGCAAGAGATAGCTCAGGAAATTTAGAGGCTGTATTATTTGAAGGAACTGCAACATCAGCAAGATATGCAGACCTTGCAGAAAAATATTTAACTGACAAAAATTATGAGGCCGGCACT